CGTCCAGCGAGCGCGTAGCAGCGCTGGCGGCCCCGTTCCAGATGTAGATGCCGTTTTCTGATGCTGTCGATTGAGCCCGCACCAGGATGCGGTCGCCCGACGCCATCGTGATGCCGTCGATCGTGGCACCAGGGCTGGCCAGGTTCAGGTTCGACTGGGTAGCGACTCGGCAGCCGTCCTTCCATGCCAAGCCTTCAACCAGCGAGTCCACATAGGACTTCGGCACCGCATCGCCTGTAGCTGACGGGCTGGGCAGGTTGATGACTTTGGAGACCGACTGGAAGTCGAAGTCTGTGAAGATCTTCTTAGGCATCTCAGATCAGCCTCGCGAAGCCAGCGACGGGGACTGCAAACACGATAACCGTGGTGTTCACGCTGGGATGCGACACATCGGCTTCAATCTCCTGGCTGCCGCTGTCGAACACCTCCACCGACGGAACCACGCCGCGGTTGTGGTTGATCGTCCAGGTTGCGGCCGGCGATGACTGCGTGAACACGTAGGCGGCGCCTTCGTCCTGGCCATCCACCCATTGCGCGCCGTCGTACTTCAGCACCTCGCCAGCTGTGGGACTGGTCAGCTCCACATCGGTCAGATCTGACAGGCCGAATGTCCGCGGGTTCTGGCCCGGTGCGGTGCTGCTCGGCGCCAAGCGCTGCAGGCCGATCTCGACCATGGCGCCATCGTCCAGCTTGCGCACCTCGCGCACCTGGTAGTTGACCCCATCCACCGTGATGCCGTCGCCGAACAGCAGCCCTCCGAAATCAGCAGCGCGCGCCGTCAGCGAATAGTCGGTGGTCAGCACCATGTCGCCGGAGATGACCTGGCTGGGCATGTCGAGGATGCCCAATGCCGAAATGGCGCCAGCCGTGCAGCTGACGCCAAAGTCGTTCAGGAACACCGTCAGGTCTTCACTGATCGCCATCGGCTTTCACCTTGCGCACGCGTGGCTTGGGCTCCTCGGCCGGCGCCTCGACGGCGCGGCCGTAGCGGATCAGCTCGGCAGCCAGGTTGGCATCCACCTCATAGACCTTGCCGGCCTCGAGGTGTTCGCCCTTGGCGGCGCAGTCGCTTTCGATCAGAACCTTCATGAGAAAAAAGGGGGCGGTTGCCCGCCCCCGCTCCTATCAGGCGAGGATGTCGAGGATGGCGGCGAAGCTCTTGGGATCGCGCACGGCCACGTCATAGGTGACGATGCCGCGAACGCTGGTCAGAGCCTTGCTGAAGTCGTCGCTGTCTTCGCCCACGGTGATCTCGAGGCCGTTGCCCCAGAAGCCGACGATCGCCTGGCTGAAGTCACCCATCAGCAGAGCCGAGCAGACCGCGCCGCTGGTGCCCTTCACCAGGTTGCTGGGAACCTGGTTCGTGGCGGCCAGAGGGTAGCCGTTCAGGTTGGCAGGGGTAGGACCACGGCCGATGGTGGCGCCATCGGTGTTGAACAGGAAGGGGCCGTCGGTGGTGGTAGAACCACCGGCGCGCAGCTTCTTCAGAGCAGCCAGCACCTTGTAGTTGGACAGGTAAGCCACGCTGCCGGGGTTCACGGCACCGTTGACGTTCATGACGGCAGCTTCAAGATCCACCACCTTCTCCATGGTGATGGCGGCACCGTTGGTGCCCATCGCCACCGAGCCGATGCCGGCGGTCTGCATGATGCCGGTGGGCTGGCCGGCGGAACCGGAGCCGTTCAGGATGCCCAGGTCGATGGCGAGGTTGATGCCGTCGGTCAGGTCACGACGCACCAGCTCCTCAATGCCAGGGGTGCCCTGCAGCAGGGTCTGGCGGCTGTATTTCGACAGGGCTGCCAGGTTCTTGGGAGCCATGGTCACCTGGTCGAAGGTGGACTCCGACTGGGTGATCGCGGTGGTCTGGGTGCTCAGGTAGTAGGTCGAGGCCACACCGGAGCGGCGGGGAATCGCCACGTTGCCGACCAAGCCGGGCATCGTGCGAACGCCCAGCTGCAGCATCACACCGTTGTTCCGCAGGAACTCGATGAAGTCCTGATCGAGCAGGTCGGTCTGCACCAGGTTGCCGCCGGTGGTGGCGCCACTGGTCACGTAGGTGGCGCGCTGGCCGCTCAGAGCCGAGAACGGCACGAAGAACGAACGCTCAGTGGTCTTGGCCACGCCGGACTTCTCCACTTCGCGGGAGAGGTCACGCACCAGGCCAGCTTCGCGGCTGGACCAGTCGCCGGTCAGCATCGCGCGGATGCCGGCGGTGATGCTGTAGGAGGCGCGCTCCTGAGCGGCCATCTCAACGGGAGCCACGGTCTCGACGGGCTTGATGCCCAGCTTGTCGAGCACGGCAGCGCGGGCCTCATCGAGGCTGCGGCCGCCTTCGATCAGCTGGCGGCCCAGATCGGCCATGCCGTGCTTCTCGGTCAGGGCAGTGATGCCGGCAATACGGGCGCGCTCAGCCTTAGCAGCCTCGGCAGCCGCTTCAGCCCGCACCGCTGACAGGTCAGGGGTGTTTTCCATCGGAACCTCAGGTTCTGGTTGGGGGGTTGGTGATGCGGCGGGGGCCGCAGGTTGAGCGTCGAGAGCACGCCCGACGCCGACCGTTGGGTCTGCGGGTATGCTAACCACGCTCACTTCGTAAGGACTCCATCGGGTCGCTACGAAGTCTTCACCGCGTTGTTCCATGTCGGCGATCTGATAGCCGACGGACACATTGCGCAGCACGCCGTCGCGTACATCGGCGAGCACTTCCTGCGCGAATGCATTGCGGCTGAACTTGACCGCCACGTAGCCGCGCTTCTTCTTGCCGTCGATCCAGGCCCGCTCCACCACGCCGATCACCTTGGCGGGGTCATGGTTGAACAGCAGGGGTGCGCCATCCTCCAGGCGAGCCAGATCCACCGCTTCGCGCGTGTGGGCCAGGATCTCGTTGCCGAAGTAGCGAGCAACGGGGTATTCGGAGCTGAAGGGGAACTCAATGCTGCGCTCGTCTTCGCTGACCTGGAAGTCAGCTACCTCGGCGCGCTTCAGCAGCTGCCCCTCAAGATCACGCGATAGGTCCATCGGTGTCCTCGGTGTCATCTTCGCCATTATCGTCTGCCGAGTCGGGATCCATTTCCTCGGCCTGATCCTCGGCTACATCGCCGGCCTGCTGCGTGCCTGAGGCGTTCACCTCATGCGGGTCGGTGTCGAAGATCAGATCCAGCTCGTCGGCCATCTCGAGCTCGGCGGCCCTGGCCACCATCAGCTCCTCGAGGTCGCCGCCCTGCTCGGCCACCACCTCGCCCAAGGTCTTGAAGCCGCAGCGCACCGCATCCTTGTAGGCCTGCACTTCCTTCGCCGGATCCACCCACGCCCAGCCGCGCGGCATCCACCGGATCTGCCGGTAACGCTCGGGGTCGGTTTCGTAGAACGGCAGCCCCAGCGTGCCGCTGAGCACTGCCATTTCCAGCCACGCCTCGAACACCGGCTGGTGGAAGTTCTCGATCAGGTACTGCTGCAGCGCGCGCCAGTGATCGCGATCCTCAAGCAGCGACAGCCGGCTGCTGCTGTAGTTCGTCTGGCTGAAGTCCCGGCTCACGCTCTCGTAGCTGCAGCCCAGGCCCGCAGCCATCGCCCGCAGCATCGCCCGCAGGAACGGCTCAAACTGCCCATCCGGTGCATCCAGCGATGGCACCGTCACCTTCTCGCCAGGCGCCAAATACTTGAACACGCCGGGCTCGAAATTCGACACCCGCTCGCCGTCCACCACCTCATCGCCCAGTAGCTCGCCTTCCGGGCTCTCGATGAAGCCCATCAGCGCGCTGCTCGCCCGCGCGCGGATAACCTCGGCCTCCTCGTAGCCCTGCAGGTGATGCAGCCGCTGGATCGCAGACGCCAGCCACGGCACGCCACGGGTCTGGCCCGGCCGATCCATCAGGTAGAGGTGGACGATCTCGGAGGCCGGGATCAGCTGGTGACGCCCACTCGGTGGCCCCTGAAATGGCGCATCACCGGGGTGCTTCTTCAGGAATGCGTACTGCACCGGCCGGCCCCAGCGGTCGCACTCGACCCCCATCCGCCACTCGTTGCCGTCGATCGTGCTCTTGCCCGTGTAGGTGTCATCCAGCAGGTCCGACTCGATCACCTCCAGCGCGAACGGCACCTTCCCGCCGCCAAACGGCTGCCGCACCTTGCGGATGAACACCTCGCCCGACTCGGCCATCGCGCCGATCACCAGGCGCTCCATGTCGTGCCAGCTCAGCCGGCCGCCGGTGTGGCAGTGCTGCTTCTTGCTCCAGACCTTCCACGCGCTCTCGATCGCATCGTTCACCGACTGATCCAGCCGCCCGCCGCCGCGCACCATCCGCACCTGCGCCTGCATCTTGATGCCGGTGCCGATCACGTTGTTCTTCACCGCGCGGATCGCCTGGCGCGCGTAGTCGTTGTCCCGCACCAGCTGCCGCGAGCGGTTGCGCAGTCGCGGCAGGCTGCCCTTGATCTCAGCGTCGGCACTGTTGCCGCCCGTCACCCAGTCGCTGGTGAGCCGGCTGACCATCGCGCCCTGGTACATCCGCCGCCGGGGTGCAGCAGTCGGCTCAGGAGTGCCGCGCTGCAGCCAGCCGAGGATCGAGGATCGGATGCCCATCAGAAGCGCACGAAGAGGTTGTGAGGATTGCCGAGGCCGTTGGCCTGCAGCTGCGCGGCCTGCTCGCGCTTCACGCTGGCCTTCAGACTAGATTCCAGCGCCAGCAGGTCAGTCAGCTCCATCTTCTTGAGCCGCCGGTTGCCGATCGTGTACTCGGCCACCGCACCGCCGGAGATCATCGCCCTGATCGCCGCCTGCACCGCGTCGAGGTCTTTCTGCGCCTGGCTGCGGCCGTCAAATGCGCTCGGCTGGCCGGCGTAGCTCAGTCCAGGCAGCACCTCGAGCTGACCGGCCCCGAGCGTCACATGCTCGCCGCTCTTGGTGGCCTCAGCCTGCCAGTACCACTGCCCGGCATCGAACCCGGTGCTGGTGCCCTGCGCGATCAGGAACTCCCACCCGGTGCCGTAGGCCGTGCCCACCACCGTCGCGCCTTCATGCGTCTTGTTGAACCGCAGGTAGTAGGTCAGCGTCCAGCTGCTGCTGTCGATCGCGTTCCCAAGGTTGTCGCGGCCCGCAACGTCCCGCCACTTCACCGTGTCGCCTGCTCGGATCTGGGCGGGGATGTTCACGGCCTCACCAGTTGCGGACGAACGCCGACGCCGCGGCTTTCTCCGATCTTAGGCGCGGCTTGCGTGCCTCGGTATCCGTCTTCTCCAGTCGCTTCTCCAGCTGATCCCAGATCGTTCTGCGGTCGTACCGCTGGTACAGCCGATGTACCGCTGCATACGCATAGACCAGACAGTCCAGTGCTTCGTTCCGCGCGCTTGGCTTCTTCACCCATTCGCGCACCGGGAAGCCCTTCACGTACCGCAGCGCCTGCTTCTCTGCCGTCAGCTGCTCAAAATACTCGCTCCCGGTCTGCGCATGGAAGTGCAGGTAACCCGGCCCCGGCTCGTTGTGCTTCAGCCGCCCGAACAGAGTCGTCTTGATCGTGTCGCCACCCACCGGGAACACCTGCGCGCCGCGCTTCAGCGTCCGGCCCTGCGCGTTGATGTCCACCTTGCTCGCCTTGCCGATCGGCGCCTTCCCCCGCTGGCTCTGGCCCTTGATCGCGATCACACCCACGCTCTGGCGCTCCCGCGCGTACTGGTACACCTCCGCCGTTGCGTGGCCGCCCGAGTCAACGCACACCACATCCGCCCGCAGCTTCGCCCCGCTCACGTGCTCCCAGTCGTGCAGCACCAGCAGGTCCAGCTGCTTCCACACCTCAGGCCGGCATGGGTCGCCGAAGATCTCCTGGTGATCCACCAGCCAGCCTTCCTCCTCGCGGCCCCAGGCCCACACGCTCACCGCCAGGCGATCGCCCGCACTGCCGCCGCCGCCCTGCACGTCCACGCCGATCGTCACCGCCAGCGCGCCCTCCGGCAGCCGGCCCGCCGCATACGGCTCGCACCGCTGCAGCAGCGCATCCGCGCTCACCTTGCTGGCGAAGTCTTCCTCCCACGTCTCAGCCAGCCGCGTGTTCACGAACGACTTGAGCATCGGCGCGTCGGTCTTGGCCCGCAGGAAGTCGTCCACCATGTCGGCCCAGCTCAACCACCCGAGCGGGCTGTAAAGCCCCGACAGCTGGTAGCCGGCCGTCTTGCCGTCGCTCGGGGCCGTCGCGCGCCACTCGCCCTGGCGCAGCATCGCCGGCTTGTGGATCTCGGCGAACCGCTCGCGACAGTGCTCGCACTCGTAGACCGCCGTCGCCGGGTCGTTCTTCTCCCATTTCAGCTGCGGCCACTTCAGCCACTGCATCCCCCCGCAGCTCGGGCACGGCACATAGAACCGCCGCTGGTCGCTGCGCTGGAACTCCGCCTCAATCCGGCTGAAGTCCTTCACCGTCGGGGTGCTGGTCAGCAAGATCTTGCGCCGCGCGAACGTCGTCGCGCGCTTCTCGGCCAGGCTCACCGGATCGCCCTCGCCATCCACGTCAGTCGGGAAGGCGTCGATCTCGTCGCAGAAGATGTACCGGCACGGTGTTGAGCGCAGACCCGTCGCACTGTTGGCACCGGTCAGCAGCATCATTCCGCCGGGGAACTCTTTCGCGAACATCGTGTTGCCGCTGTCACGGCTACGGCTCGGCGCGATCTTCTGCGCCAGCACCGGCGTCTCGGTGATCAGGCTCTCGAGCCGCTGCTTGCTCAGCCTCTTCGCCATCTCAACCGTTGGCTGCACCAGCAGCATCGGCCCCGGCGCGTGCGCGATCACATAGCCCAGCCAGTTGCTCCCGCTCTCAGTCTTGCCCGTCTGCGCCGCAAACATCATCACCACCCGCTGCACCGGGCTGTTGCTGCTGAGGCAGTCCATCGGCTCGCGCAGGTAAGGCGTCCGCCCGGTGCGCCATGGCCCAGGTTCGGCGCTCGCCTTGCTGCTCAGCCGCCGATGCTTGTCCGCCCACTCGCTCACCGTCAGCGCCTGCTCAGGCCGCAGGCCCTCCATGAACGCATCGCGCCAGGTGCTCATCACTGCACCTCCTGCAGCGACAGCAGCGCATCACGGTGCTCATCGCTCAGCAGCTGGTGGATCACCGCCGGGTCGGTCTCGCCGGCCAGCTGGTGGCTCAGCCGATCGGCCAAGTTCGAGAGCGCCTCGCGGATGCTCCGCCCGATCTGGAACGCCTCCTTCTTCACCTCATCAGCTGGCACCAGCTCCTTGCGCTGCAGCGCCACCTGCAGCTTCGCCAGCTCGGCCTGGTAGTGCTCACGCCGTGCACGGCTCTCGTTGAGCTCCGGGATCGCATCATCGGGCAGCGCGTCGATCCGTTGCCGCAACTCGCGCGGGCTCTGCACCTCAATCGGGTCGGCCACACGCACCTTCGCGTTGTGCGTCGCCTTGGTGTTCCGGTCCCACAGCTCCATCGCCAGATCCCGGTCCAGCCACCGCTTGCCGTCCTTCTCCACCACCGCCTCAGCGATGCGAGACTTCGTGGCCGCCGTTACTGAGCCCTTCGCGCAGCCTTTGATTGCCGCGAACTCGCTAAAGGTCACCAGCAAGCTGTTGCAGCCTCTTGTTCGGTCTAAATGTTAGTGAAGTATTGAACTATCAAACAGGTGGGGAGGTCTATGGGTGTCAACTTACCGGAAATTACCGTTTAAGACCCGTGAGACCTGACGCTAGCCGTAGCGCGGGGTCGCGAAACACCCGCGGCTGAGGGCCCAGGGAGGACCCGCGACCCTTGGGGGGGGTAGGGGGGGTCACCGGCCCCCCAAGCGCCTGACCAGCTCGGCCTGCACTGAGGCCCGCACCTGCGCGGGCCAGGCCTGCTCGAAGCCCTGGCGCAGCACCTGAGGCACGGGGAACTGCTGGCGCCGCTGCTTCGGGTTGGGGTCGATGGTGAACAGCCGGCGCGTGGTGCTCTCCAGCGTGGAGGTGCGACCGAGGAAGCCCTCCTTCCGCTCGAACACGGCCTTGACGCTGCTGCCCCGCTTGACCGGGCCGATGAAGTATTGCCCGCCGCCCTGGCGTGCGCCGCTGAGGATGGTGGCGTACTTGCTGAGCGGCACGTTGCCGGCGCTGTTCAGCAGGCCCGAGCCCTTGGCTGGCACCAGCACGGCGCCGCGTGTCTCGCGGGCGATCTTGGTGGCCGCGAGGTCAGCGGCCTTGAGCAGGGGGGTGGTGCCCTTGACGATCGGGCTCAGGTAGCGGCCGGCGGGGTTGCCGCGGCCTTGGGCATTGGACTTGAAGCCCACCTCGGCGGTGAGGTCGTTGGCCTTGGCGAAGCGCACGTAGGTGCCGTTGAGGGTCCAGCGGGTGGGCTGGTCGATGTAGCGGGGGGTGGCCTGCTTCAGCGCAGCCTGTGCAGCCTGAGCGGCGCCTGTGAGCGCCTTGGCGGCGGCGAAGCGCAGGTTCTGGTCTGTGAGCAGCCGCACGCGGCTGTCGAGCCTCTGAAGGGCTCCTGAGTCGAGGTCGATGCGGACGGTGGCCATGCGCCAAGGGTAGGGCGCGAGCCGGTGGTGGTCGATCGAAATGGCGGTAAGGGCTCCTGTCAACCTTCCAACCACGCCAACGTTGCCCCTATAGCTCCTTTTTCCCTGCACCCTCTCTCTATTCTATAGAATACTACTAAGGTTAGAAGGTTAGAGAGGATAGGAGACCCCTTGAAGTAACAGGGATTTTTGCCTTCCAACCTCATCCGGGAGGTTGGACAAACACCCATTTGTTCCGACCTTCCAACCATGCGCGCTTTTTTTCGTATCCCAGGTCTCTCATGATGGACGCAACCTGCATCTGGTCCGCGCGGCCTTGGCGCTCGACCGGCTTGCTGATCGCCTCGGTCAGCAGCAGCTCGCTGGTGATGGGTCGGCCGGCATTGCGCGGGGCGCCGAGCCACTCTTGGATCGCCGCCTTCCACGGGCTGTCCACCAGGTAGGACTGGTTCTCCTGATCCACCTGCTGGGAGTGCTGGGCGCCGAGGTGGTTGGGCTCGCCTGCCCGGTATGCGGCAACAGATGCGGACCAGATCGCATCGCGCTCCAGCAGCAGGCCATCGACGGGGATGTGCGGCGCGGTGGTCACGGGGATGACCCAGAAGCGGCGGTTGCCGGTGTCGTCGACCAGGAAGCCGGTGTCCCGGTTGGTGCTGCCGACGATGATGGAGCGGCGTGGGAACGACTCGGTGGTGCGCTGGTAGGGCGCGCGGAACATGTCGGTCTGCTGGGTGAGGAACGCCTTCACCTGACCTGCGTGCTTGCGGCCGGTGATGTGGTCGAGCTCGGCCCACTCCATCAGCCAAGAGCGGTGGAGCACCATCAGGTCATCCTTCGAGCCGATGTCGCGCAGGGCATCGGAGAACCAGAGGCCGCCGAGGTTGCGCCAGAAGGTGGACTTGCCGCAGCCCTGCGGTCCCATCAGGACGCAGGCGGAATCGTGCTTGCAGCCGGGCTCGAAGATGCGACGGACGGCAGCGATCAGGGTGGCCTTGAGCATCGCGTCGTAGAGGCTGCCGGGCTGATCGCCGGGCCGCAGGTATGCGGTGGCGAGGTGGTCGATCGGCACGGGTGGCACGTTGTCTGCGACGTGCTCGAGGTATTCGCGCACGGGGTCGTAGGGGTTCTCGACGGCGACGACGTGCACAGCGTCGGCGGCGAGCTCCTTGGTGACCTTGACGCCATCCTGAGCGAGCTTGAGGTAGAAGTGCTCGATGTGCTCGATCGGCTTCTGGTCGAGCTCAATGGCTTGGGTGAAGGTGTTCCAGCGCAGGCGATCGGCCATCTGCTGGCGCAGCAGCTGGAGCAGCTCGTTGGATTCGAGCTTGAGGAGCTTGCCCTGCGACGGGGTGACGGTGGGATCCGCCTGCGCGGCCTGGCGCTTGGGCGGCGCTGGGGTAGGCCGTGAGGCCTTCTGATGGCCGGCGAGATGGGCGAGGGTGCCGAGGGTGACGCCGTGGCCGTTGAAGGTGGCCCACTTGGCTTCGCAGGCACCAGGCTCGAACTTGCCGGAGATGGCTGACCATTCGATCCAGTCGGCCAGCAGGCTGTCATGCCCGACGCTGTGGAGTGCCATGCCGACCTGAACCCAGCGGTCGTAGTCGTCGGCCTCGGCAGATGGGATCGACGCGAGGTAATCCCGTGCGCGGCTGGCGTCAGTGTCCGGGAGGCGGAGCAAGGGTGCGGGCTCAGGCTGCTGGCGCTGCATCTGCTGGAGCAGCAGCGATGGCGCCTCGGCAAGTGGGAGGCTGCCGGGGCCGCGGCCTTTGAGCCAGCGGTAGGCGCCTGTGATGGGGTGAGCGCCTGCGACGACGGACTGGCAGCCAGCCCAGCGAAGTTCGAGCTGCTCGCCCTTGATGGAGGATCGCAGCTTGGTGGTCTTGATGGTGGTCCAGAAGGGTTCGGGCACCTGGTAGATGATCTGGAGGCGCCCGTCACGGCCGGAGGTGACGGCCCAGGACTTGGGGAGATCGCGCAGTGGTGCGCCGAGCTGTTCGAGCACCTCGGAAGCACCGAGGCCGTCGTGATCAACGAAGAGGAGGCCACCGGACTGCGGGCCGGCGATGACGCCGATCGCGACGGCGCGGCCGGCCTGGATCTCAGCTGTGAGATCGGCGCGGCTGATGGGGTGCTTCTGCCATTCGGGCTGGTAGGGGCGCTTGTCGTGACCGACGGCGACGAGCGCCCAGGTGTCAGGGAGTGCAGCGAGCTGATCGAGGAGAGTCATTCATGTGGCTCATGCGCTGCAGATGTTGGGCGAAGGTTAGCGAGGTTGGCAGGTGGCTGTGACGATTTGCAGAGCGTCACCCACCGATCGGGCCACGCCGGCGATGCCACCGGCGAGGTGGACGGCATCGCGCCAGCTGCGCTGCTGCGGCGTGAGGCGGCCCGTGGGGGTCTTGATCTCGATGGACGTGAACACGGCCAGGGTGGTGCCCACCATGTCGGGGGTCACCACGATGGTGCGCCAGCCGATCAGATCAGCGGAGCCGCGTGCGAGTCCGAAGGTGACCAGCCGGCCGGTGCGGGGATCGGGCAAGGCGCCGCACTGGTTGCGGAACAGTCTGGTTTGCGGATCGGTGCCCAGCGCCAGCCTGATGCGCTGCTGCAGGTCGGTTTCGGCGTTGGCCATCAGAGCAGAGCCAGTTGGCGCATGATGGCAGGCAGCTGACGGGCGCCCCACTGATCGCCCATGGCCTCGGCGATGCCCTTGAAGGTGCGGCTGCGTTCCTTCCAGCGGTTGGGGCCGGGCGGCATCATGTGGACCCGTGGCTCGCGACCTTCTACGACATCGGTGGACTTGAGGCGCGGCAGGTTCTGCAGCCAGAGGCATGTGGCCTTCGTTTCGCCGTGGCCGAACTGCCATGGCTGAATCACCTGATCTGCCGGCCTGATGGCGGAGCTGATCACGCTGACGGGGTTCTCAATGCACCAGCGGGGGATCGGCGCATCCATCAGCAACCGCACGAAATCGAGCGCCTCGGCCTGTTCGCGCGCCTTGCGGTGGAAATGGCGCGAGCCACTGACCGCCAGATGAGTGCATGGCGGGTGAGCGATCATCAGATCCCAGCCCTTGGCCAGCACCTCCTCGACCGGCGCCTGATAGTGCCAGCGGGGGTCGGCCTCGCATTCGAGCAGGTCACAGCTCCATGCGTCGTGGCCGCGGCGCCTGAACGCATCGCGGACTCGGCCGCTGTATTCGCAGGCGACTAGAACTCTCATCAGGACCGCGATCCGTTCTGCCGGGCAAAGTAGACGTGGCGTGCCCAGCCGGCGGGGTTCTTCATGCCGCGGGCGATGCCGACTTGGATGAGGTCGGTGAGGGTGCGCGCCTGGCCCTGATCACGGCGCCTGGCACGGGCCACTGCCTCGCGCGCCAGCTCCTGCAGCTCGCCGTCGGTCTGCCTGATCTCTCGAGCTGGTGCTGCGCACTCGGCGCCACAGCACGGGCACACGGGTTGTGGCTTGAAGGCAGCGAAGCAGCTCTCGCAGGTGCGCACTGCTGGAGCCGGCGGGCCGCCCTTGCCGGTGCGTCGCCGGGCATCATCCAGCGACCATGTCCGTACATCGTCCGGGAAGCCATGGCGGTGGACGTTGCCGACGTGGTCGAGGATCAGCGCGTGATCCTTGCCGGGTGCGGGCCGCAGCACCCGGCCGACCTGCTGCAGGTAGAGCCCCTCCGACTGGGTGGGACGCAGCAGGATGGCGCAGCCGACGGATGGCACGTCGGTGCCTTCTGAGATCACGTCCACCGAGACGAGAACCTGTAACGCGCCAGTTGCGAGATTGTTGATCGCAAGTTCACGATCCTGAACGGAAGTAGTACCAAGTACGGTCTGCGACGTGATGCCGCTGGCTCGGAATTGTGCGGCGACGTGCTCAGCGTGAGCGGTGGTGCAGCAGAAGGCGATCGCGCCGCAGCCGCGGCCAAGGCGTTGATAATGCTCAATCGCGTCGCCGGTGATGGATGGCTTGTCCAGCTCGGCTGCGGCTTGCTCTGGTGCGTAATCGCCTGATCGGACTCGCAGATTCGCCTCTTGGAATCTGATTTGGGGTGCGTAGATTCGCGCCCTTGTGAGGAAGCCTTGTGCAGTCAGATCTTGCATCGAGGGACCGAGCACAAGGCGATCGAACATTGCACCAAGGCCGCGGCCGTCACGGCGCACCGGGGTAGCGGTGACGCCAAGGCGAAGAGCATGGGGCCAGTGGTCGAGGATCTGCGACCACGTGCCGGCGACGGCGTGGTGCGCTTCGTCAACAACGATGAGATCGGGCTGCCAGGTCTGCAGCTTGAGGCGGCGGGCGAGTGTCTGCACCGACGCGACTTGCACCGGGTGATCCGACGGCTCGAAGCCGGCGGCGATGACGCCATGCTCGACGCCGGCCCAGGTGAGTTTCGCGCTCGCCTGACGGATCAGCTCGCGCCGATGCACCAGGATCAGCACGCGACGACCACGCTCGACGGCGCCAGCAGTGATGGCGGCGAAACAGACCGTCTTGCCCATCCCACACGGGGCAACCAAGAGGGGAGCTCGCGCTCCAGAACGAAATGCCTGGCGAAGCTCTTCAATCGCTTCGGACTGATAAGAACGAAGCTCAAGCATCGCGCTTGTTCCAGTTTCTGCGCGGGGTTGATGCAATCCGCTCCAGCGACCATCCAGCCCTCAGGCGGTTTCGCACGGTGCTGACAGGCAGGCCCAATGCTGATGCCCACTCACCCGGCCAATACTTGCGGCCGTTCCATTCGATCGGCTCAAAATGCTGATGCCAATGCTCCCGCACGTGCTCGGATTGAGTCATGACCTGCAGATTGCTTGGGTCGTTGTTGTGCTTGTCACCATCGATGTGATGGACGATTTCGTTTCGCATGAGCGGCCTGCCCAGCATCTGCTCCGCGATGACGCGATGCTCATGCCTTCCATGCAGCTTGCGGTACGTGCTCGGTTTCACCTCGGTGACCCGCTTCAGCATCGCGGCCCGACTGTTGGCGCGGCGCTGGGCTTCCGGAGTGAGGTAGTTGGGATCGCCGTAGCGGCGAACGCGCTGCGTGTGCATCCCGCACATCCCATCAGCCCCCCTCGCGGTCGTTTTCTCGCAGCCGTCAATGCGGCACGTCTTTGGCATCGATCCAACAAGCCGATGCCGACAACTGTAGGTGATTTTCGAGTTCTGTCGGTGTGTATCCATGAGACTCATGGGACTTGACCTGAGCTGCCGGGAAGCAATACCAAGGTGAGCGGCCCGATGCTAGCCGGCAGGGCAGGAAATACTTAGAACTACTGGGGGAAGGGATGAGAAGCCGGGAAATCGTGGTAAGTTCTGGGAGCATTCACTGCGGCCTGCCTATGGAAATCGCCGACTACCACCGCCACAGCGCGGTATCGAAGAGCCACCTCGACCAGGTGGCACGCAGCCCGTTGCATTACTGGGCGGCGTACCTGGACCCCAACCGCCAGCCACGCGAGGCAACGCCTGCGATGGTGATCGGCTCAGCCGTGCACACCCACGTGCTCGAGCTCGACACATGGGACCAGCGCTACGTCACCTGCCCTGAAGGCATCGACCGGCGCACGAAGCAAGGGAAGGCCGAATGGGAGGCATTCTCTGTGGCCAGCAGCAACCGGACGGTGCTGAGCAAGGCCGACGCCGATCTGGTGATGCGGATGGGTCAGGCGATCTATGCGCACCCTGCTGCGGCGTTCCTGTTGCAGCGTCCCGGCCTGGCCGAGCAGACCTACCTCTGGACGGATGAGGCGACCGGGCTGGAGTGCAAGTGCCGGCCGGATTGGATGACGCGCGACGGCCAGCTGATCGTCGATCTGAAGACCACCGAGGATGCGAGCCCGGCCGGGTTCCGCAAGTCGGTGGCCAACTTTCGCTACCACGTCCAGGCGGCCTGGTATCTCGACGGACTCGAACGCGCCACCGGCCGCCGGCCTGAGCAGTTCATCTTCATCTGCGTGGAGAAGAAACCACCGCACGCGGTGGCGGTCTATGCCGCGAGCGTGGAGATGGTGGCCACCGGCGCGATCACGGCTGAGGGTGATCTGGCCCGGCTGGCGCTCTGCCGCGAGTCGAACGAATGGCCGGGGTACTCGAACCAGATCGAGGTGCTCGACCTGCCGCCCTGGATGCGGCCGCGGCCGGATGGCTCGGTGCCGGCAGCGCCAGCCGAGATCGAGGCCTTCTGATGGACCAGATGGCCAACCTCATCGTGATCGCGATCACCACCTGGTGCGGCGCGATCTTCCTGCAGCACATCACCGACGCGTCGCTGCTCACGGCGGCGGCCGGTTCATTCTTCATCCTGATGGCTCTCAAGTCATGACCGAACAATCCACAGCACTGACCACCACGCAGGGCAGCGTGTTCTCAGGCATCCAGGCGTTCGAGGATGCGCAGCGCATCGCCAAGGCACTCGCCAGCTCGACGCTGATTCCACCGCAGTTCCAAGGCCAGCAGGGGTTCGCCAACTGCCTGGTGGCGCTGGAGATCTCGCACCGGATGCGGATGAGTCCGTTCCAGGTGATGCAGAACCTCCACATCATCCACGGCCGCCCCAGCTGGAGCAGCCAGTTCATCATCGGCCTGGTCAACGGCTGCGGCCGGTTCAGCCCGCTGCGCTACGAGATGACCGGCAACGGCGACGGCCTGGCCTGCCATTGCGTCGCCACCGAGTTGGCCACCGGCAACGATCTGAAGGGACCGGCGGTGAGCATGGCGATGGCGAAGAAGGAAGGGTGGGCCACCAAGAGCGGCAGCAAGTGGCAGACGATGCCCGAGCTGATGATCCGCTACCGGGCCGCGGCCTTCTGGGGCCGGCTGTACATCCCCGAGCTGCTGGTTGGCATCCAGACCGAAGAGGAAGTGGTGGACGTGGAGCCGGTGACGGTGCGCGCTGCCGAGCCTCAGCAGCCGAAGGCGAGCCTGGAAACCCTGAACCAACAGATCGCCAACCCACCGCCGGTGGTGATCACACCTGTGGAGGAGCCTGCTGATGACGAGATCTTCTGAGTCTGGATACCTGACACCGCGCGAGCTGGCTGCGCGATGGCGGAACATCGTCTCGCTCAGCACGCTCGACAACTGGCGCAGCAGCCAGAACCGTGGCCCGCGGTTTGTGAAGATCGGCGGCCGAGTTCTCTACCCAGTGGTGGAGGTCGAAGCCTACGAACAGCGCAACCTGCGCGGCCTGCCTAACAACCCTTCGCAACCCAACCGATGACCTTCAAGCTGAACCTGTCGATCTTCAAGAGCACCAAGCCTGACAGCAAGGTGGACTTCACCGGAATGATGAACGTGAAGGTGGAGGAGCTGGACGCGTTCTGCGCGTTCGTGATGAGCCAGACGCCGGACCAGTACGGCAGCGTGCAGGTGCCGATCAGCGGCTGGAAGAAGACCAGCAGCAAGGGTCTGGCGTATGTGAGCGCAGTGGCGCAGCCGCCGCGCGACTGGGTGCCGCCTGTGAGCGCGCAGAGCGCCGCGCAGAGCCTGGCCCAGGCGGTGGATGGGGAAGTGCTGGATGTGGATCTGTTCTAGGAGTTCATCAGCTCGCATTCGAGGCGAGCGATCTCGTTGACGGCCTGCTGCAGCAGCTGCTGCTGGTAGCAGGCCTGCTTGAGGAGAGCAGCCGCCAGAACGCCCGCGTCCTTGCTTTCGAGCAAGGCGCGGGCTTGTTTTTCGATGGTGAACTGCTGCTCGGTGGTGAGCTCCACCGCCATCCACTCGCCGAACCGCATGGTGCCATAATGGCGGGGTACCTTGGAATTATACCGATGGAGTGTCCGCGGTGCACCAGCGGCGAGATCAGGACGATCACCACCAACGGCAAGGAGGCCGGCAGGGTGACCCGCCAGCGGAGGTGCCTGAAGTGCCGGCACACGTGGTACACGGTCGAGCTGCCGGTGAGCGTGGCGGTGATCGGCTGGACACGCGGGACGGGGAAGTCAGTGCCGGTGCTGCGCGTGCCGGTGGACCTGGCGGTGGGCAAAGAGGCCGTGTGAAGAACTGTCACAGCGGGATGGCAGGTGCCCCGTGGGCGGGGGATGATTTGCAGGCAACCGCACCGCGTCATGCTCACCACCACCCTTCTGGTGATCTGGAAGCTGCTCCTGCCGCTGCTGGTTGTGGTCGCAGTGATCGACTGGCTCACCGCCTCTGACGATCGCCGCGTTCGCATCCTGCGCCGCACTGGTCTCAGCCAGCTGCAGATCGCCACCCGCCTCAACATCACCCGTCACCGCGTCCGCCGGGCGCTCGCATCATGATCAACCGCATTAACAACACCATCTGCTTCCTGATCGCCGCGGCCGTGTTCGCGATGATCGGCCTCAATGCCGCCAACCAGCCCGGCATGACCCACAGCGGCACGCAGCTGGAGGTGCGCAAGTGACCCGCCCACGCCGCTTCTACTTCCAGATCAAGTCCGCCAACATCATCGAGTGCATCACGGCTCACAGCTTCACCGAGGCCAAGCACCTGGCCGCAAGCGAATGGCTGCCGTGGTGGGACCAGATCGAATGGCTCAACCCTGAAACCGTCACCGACCCGTCCATTCATGCCTGAGATCACTGGAGCGATGTTGCCCTTCATCTGGGCAGAGGATCCATCACCAGCGAAGCTGGGCGATGGCATCAGCCGGCCGAAGCCCGGCAGCCGCACTCGCGAATACAAGCTGATCGTCTACCCGACCGGCGCCAGGCCGCTGACGTGGATCACACGCGCGGAGACCAAACGGCACGCGATTCGCTACGCGCAGAACCGCTGGCCGGGTGCTGACGTGGAGGCGGCGTGATGTATCTGCTCATTTGGGTTCTGCTGATCGCCACGACTGCGCTGGTGCTCGTCAATCAGCCATGGCTGGCGCTGATGGCTCTGACGCTCTGTTTCACGCTGAGGTGCTGTTGTGAATGACCCCATCCGCGCCAAGCTGGAAGCGCTGATCACCGACAGCGGCACCTACCGTCAAGGCCAGCAGGATGAACGCCAGCGCCTGCGCAGCTTGATTGATGTTCGCATCGACCAGTTGCGTGGTGTCGTCGGCATCCGCAACCGGGAGCAGATGTGCGCTGAGCTGCTCCAGCTTCGCCAGTTGATTGACCCATGAACCACCGCATCAGGATCGACCAGCAGCGCGCCGACATGATGGAGGCGCTCTACCAACGCAGCGGCCGCACCTGTTGCACCTACACCGGGTTGTGGGAGGAGTTCGCGCTGGAGATGGCCGCCAACTTCCGCGACACCTACTACCCGGAGCTACTTGATCGGGTGTGCGCCGCGATGGATGCCACCGGCTCGGTGATGACGCAGAAGCAGGCGCAGCAGGCCATTGAGGTGTGCCGCCAGCAGCTGCTCGGGGAGCGTTGGCGGTGAAGACCGACACGTTCACAGCGCCCGGCCTGCTGGTGGTCCGTCAGTGGGACCGCTGGAACGGTGCGCTGTTCATCGCGTGGAAGCCGAGCGTGAGCATGGCGTTTCGCGCGCGGAAGGAGCTGCTGAAGTTCGTGGCCTGGCCAGCCAAGACACCGACCGGCGATCGCTTCCGCGATTGGCTGAACAGCTTTGAGGAGCCGGCGGCAGCTGAGGCACCTCCAGCGCAGCCGCTATCGCCTGAGCTGCTGGCCACTGGTTTCGGCCCGGAGTGCCACCTGGATGAGTCCGACCCCAACTACAACACCCGCACGGTGATCTGATGAGTGATCCAGTCAACCAGCCGCCGCACTATCGGCAAGGCGAGATCGAGTGCATCGAAGCCATCGAGGCTGCTCTGACGCCTGAGGAGTTCCGCGGCTACTGCAAAGGCAACGTGATCAAGTACACCTGGCGCGAGCGCCACAAAGGCGGCGGTGAGTCGCTCGCCAAAGCGCTGTGGTATCTCCGCCGACTTCTCGCCAAACTGGAGCCATGTTCTACCTCGCAGGGCTGAATCTGATCGAGCGGCTGGCGCTGTGGATCCTGTGCCGCAGCCCGCGCACCAGCTTGGTGGTGGTGAAGGAGCACGCCTGGCCGTCGGTGTTTGTCGCCAGTGATCCGCGCGATCCGGTGGCGGCGCATGTCACCAATGGCGAGGTCGAGCCGCTTTCGATGCAGCTCGAGCGGTTGTACCACCAGCCGTCTTACGGGGAGGAGGAATGATCAGCCTGCACGCCGGCCGCCTGCTGCTGGTGTGCAGCCGCTCCAGCCGCACATGGCACGCGCATGTGGTGCTTGGGCCGAAGCCTGAATACCAGCTCGAAGCCGACACCAGCACCTCGAAGCTCTATGAGGCGCTGCAACGTGCGCAGGTGATCTACCAGGAGGCGATGGCCAGCATCCGGCCAGCCGACAGCCAGCGGATGTGCTGGGACTGCATTCAATGGGATCCGCGGTGCAACTGCTGCGAGCTGGGCATCCCAGAGTGCCGGCGCAGCGGCGGCCGGTTCGCGCCACGATGCGAGATGTTCCAGTCATGCCGCGCGAATGGGTGACAGCCACGCGCGAGCCGTGGTGTGTGCTGATCCACCAGGCGGTGATGGCGATCGACCGGCACAACAGTCTGTTCTTTCAGACAGGCGACCGTTGGCATCTGCTGCAAGCTGAACGGCTGCGGCAGTATGTGATCGAGCTGAAGGACTGGATCAGCAGCCATGAGCGAGCCTGAAGTGATCAGCCGGCTCGATCGCGACGGCGGCTACATCGAGACGCTAGAGCCTGCTGGTGGCGGCGAGCTGTACTACAGGAGCTGCGCGAGCGGTTACTGCCGGTACAGCTCGGACCTGTGGCAGGCAGAGCTGTACCTGACCCACCTGCTGGCGCGATAGCTAGCACTCACCGGCGACCCAGCGCGCGATTGCCCATTCGCGAACAGCGAACCAGAACGGCTGGGCGCGATACCAGTCAATCCACGGCTTGTGGCCCTTCTGGCTGTTGCACATGAGGCAGCAGCTGACGAGGTTCTCGCGCACGGTCAGGCCGCCGTGCACCTTGGGGATGACGTGATCGAGGGTCGGACTGCGGCCGAGCGGATCGCCGCAGTAGGCGCACTCGTAGTTCCAGGCAAGGTGGATCTGATCGCGCGCGGAGCGGCGTGTGACCAGGCGGGTCTCGTCAATGTGGTGCTGATCCACTGAGGTCGGCTGGCAGGGGAACGGCGTGGACTTCGAGGTCCAGGAGGTCGTCGTCGTTGCGGATGAACTCAGCGATCTGGCTGTAGATGTCTGCGGGCAGCTCCTCGGGGTCGGTGTCGGAGCGGATGATCAGCTTGGCGCTGATCTCCACGATGTAAGCCCGCATGGGAGCGGCCCGGCTTGGCCAACGGTAGCGGGTGCGACGGGTGCGCCCCGTGTGACAGTTTGCAAAGGTGCCCCGCATCCGGGGCAGGGTGCCCTGTGGGCGGGGTATAGTTAGGACATCGACAGCCACCCACTCCGATGCTCACCACCTACCAGCGCGAAACCCTTACCGCCCTCTACGCTTCCCTCGACTACCTCACCTGCAACGATCTGCCCGGCCAAGCCGAGATCCAAGCTGCAATCCAAGCCATCGAAAAGCAGGCCGCCTGAGCGGCCCTCCTACCATCCACCCATGACCTACATCCTCCGCATCGGACCGTGGCACGTCGGGCCATTCCCGACCCACATCGCGGCCCAGCATTTCGCCGAGACGCACGGGTGCGACGACTTCACCCTGGTCCCGCTTGATGACCCTGCAGAGGCGCCCGGTCGGATCCACCGCCTGCGGATGGCGGAGCTGAAGCACCCGATGGCGCAGTCTGCGCGAATAGTGCGCGAACGGCCGTGGCCCCATAACGAAAGCGCCCGCTAAGTCATTGACCTAGCGGGCGAATCTGGTTGCGGGGACAGGATTTGAACCTGTGACCTTCAGGTTATGAGCCTCACTGCTGTGGCTCCTGAAGGTTCACGCTGCTTCCCTAAACCTCTGCGCGCTCAATGATTTCCCGCTTGACCCGTTCCCGGTCGTTCGCGCAAGATCCCGGCCGTTCTGGGGTTTTTGCGCGAAAGGTGCGCGAATGGCAAAGCAGTGGATCGCCGACCGAAAGGTGCCGGGCCTGGGGTTGATGGTGCTGCCGTCCGGCGTGCGCACCTGGTATCTGCGCTACCGGGAGCCGAGCGGCAAGCAGCAGCACCACCGCATCGGCCGGGCCGACTCGGTGAACGTCACCACCGCGCGCGAGCAGGCCCACAAGATCCTGGCGGCCGTCGCCACCGGCCAGGCACCCACCAGCGCCCGCCAGGAGCGCCGCAGGGCACCGACCGTTGCCCAGCTGCTGGAGCGCATCAAGCGCGAGCACTGGCGCAAGCTGCGGCCTGGCAGCGTGGTGAACAATGAGCTGATCTGGCGCCGCCACCTGCTGCCCGAGTTTGGCGCCTTGAAGGTGTCAGAGCTCCAGCAGCGGCACGTGGCGGATTGGTTCCACCGCGCCAGCCTCGAGCGGCCGGTGCGTGCCAATCGCTGCCTAGAGGTGCTCAGCAAGGCGATGAATCTGGCCGAGCTGTGGGAGCTGCGGCCCGCCGGTTCCAACCCTTGCGTGCGGCTCAATGCCAACAGCGAACGCAAGCGCCGGCGCTACCTGACCAGGGAGGAGCTCAAGCGGCTGCTGGCCGCATTGGACACGTTCGCCGAGGCCGGTGTGCGGTGGCGGTTTGCGCAGCTGATCCGGCTTCTGCTGGTCACCGGCTGCCGCGTGCGGGAGGTGATGTGCGCGCGATGGGACTGGCTCGATCTCGATGCAGCGGTGCTGCTGGTGCCGGCCGAGGCCCACAAGACCGGACAGGATGGCAACGATCGCAAAGTGCATCTACCACCCGCGGCCATTCAGATCCTACGAGAGCTGCGGCAGCGGTCCAACAGCGCCTGGGTGATCGCCGGCGATGATGACAGCCACCTGGTCGGCTACTGGCGGATGTGGGACGACCTGCTGGCCGCGGCCGAGATCCGCAACCTGCGGGTGCATGACCTGCGCCACAACTTCGCCAGCCTTGGTGTGAGCGCCGGGCTGAGCCTGCCGCAGATCGGCGGCCTGCTGGGCCACGCCAGCCCGCAGACCACCCAGCGGTATGCGCACCTGATTGACGAGGCTGCAGCGGCCGCCGCGGCCAAGGTGGCGGCCGCGATCAGTGCGATCAGGTAAGCCAGTGCCAAGTCCGGCCGGTCTTGATTTTGCTGATGGCTGATTTTGAGACGCCGTACAGAGCGGCCAGTTGCTCGACCTTTGCTCCATTTGCAAGACGCCGACGGATGCACCTCACATCGGCGGGCTTCAGCAATTTGCTCTTGTGCAGTAGATCGCGAAAGGCGTGCTGCAGGTTCGCCGAGTGCGTCGTCCATTCGAGGTTCTCGACGGCATTGTTCTGTTTGTTGCCGTCAATGTGGTTCACTTCGTTGCCGTCGTTTGGCTTTTCAAGGAACGCCTCGGCCACCAGCCGGTGCACGTACAAAGTCCGCTTGCGGCCGGATTCCTTTATTCCCACCGCTCGGTAGCCCGCGCCGATCTGTCGCTGCCCCAGCTCTTTTTCTGGAAAAGTCTGCCACCGATCAGCGACCTTGCGCGAGCTAGCCATTCGTACCACGCGCCCCGTGTCGCTGACCATCAAGGTGGGGGCGCTAGCGGGAACGGCCCAATTCATCCCAGCGATCCATGAACTGTCTTGTGTCCATTATAGCGGCCGGTGACCGCATAGCTGCGCGCCGGGATGCCCTCCATCTTGTGGAAGACCATCTGCCCAATCTTCATGCCGGGCCACAGCGCGATCGGGTGCATCCGCCGCGCGTTCTGCAGCTCCAGCGTCAGCCGGCTGCCATGCCACCCTGGATCGCAGTAGCCGGCCAGCAGGTGCTCCAGGCCCTCGCGGGCGCGGCTGGACTTGAGCACGAACTGCGCGGCGATGAAGTCCGGCAGGTTGAAGATCTCGCGCGTCTCCGCCAGGCAGAACTCACCCGGCTGCAGCCAGTAGGGATCCTCAGCCGTGTGGCCACTGATGCCATGAATCTGCAGCTCGGGGCTCTCGGCCACCTCGATCATGATCCGATCGCCCAGCAGCACGTCGATACTGGCCGGGTTCACCAGCTCAGGATCGAACGGCAGCACCATCGCGTGCTTCTTGCACAGGTGGTGGATCTCGTAGTCGGGGAGAGGCACGCGGTCGTCAGTAAATCCAACGCACCCTAGGGCTGCCCTGACGGATGCCAAGGTGCACAAAGCCCTTGGGTGCGCCGTAGCCCAGCGAGTAGGGCCACTGCCTGTCGCACCAGTCCTGCACCGCGTTGATGTCCACGCCGTCGATAAAGAAATCGACCGCACCGACGCCCGGCGCGTCATAGAGATGCTCCGACTGGCTGGCGCCACCCACGGCCCGGTTGATTGCTGCGGGCCGGTAGCCGGAGGTGATGATCACCGCCTTGCCGTCGAACCGTGCGCGCGCTTTCTCGAGGAACTGCGCCAGCTTCACCGCGGTGTCGCACTGATGCTGGTGATCGAAGCGCCGCCCCTCCTGGTTCAGCGCGAACTCGCCGTAGGTGATGTGCGGCGTGATCTTGAAGCTGAACGGCGACTCGGGCGTGAACGTCGCCTCGATCGGCCCGGTGGTCTGCCGCTCTCGGCCCCACAGATCGCCCTCAGCGATGCGGCGCCGCTTTAGGCCGGCCTCGACGTTGGTGCCAGGGTTGCGGTAGAGCAGCAGGGCATCAGGCACGCCGGGCCAGTCCTTCTCGCGCAGTCGCTTGCTGATGGTCTCGAAGCCCTTGGCGCCGTAGAAGCCGCTGCCGAGGTTGTAGGCGAAGCTGATCAGCGCGCACTTCTGGTGGTCTGCCATCTCGCCCCAGTGCGGCACCGTGGCGCGCAGCTTGTCAGCGATCCGATCCACCTCCTGCCGCAGCAGCATGTCGGCCTCGACGGCGTTGATCCTGTCGCCGCGCTTGACCGGCCGGCCGTCGCCGTAGCGGGTGGTGCCGTAACCGATCGTCCACGGATCACCACCGCTGGCCGGGTCAGGGTAGGCGTCGAGGTGGCACCCCTCGAACTGCTGGATCATGCTCAGCGCCGCGCTGAGGTCCGCCTGCTTGCCGTCCTGGCTCCAGGTGTTGAACCACGCCCGGTCACGGCGCATGGCCGCGGCGTAGCCGTTGACGGCCAAGTCCTGCTCCAGCTGGCTGATGGCCGCGGCCTGATGCGGCAGCCCTTTGTAGAACCGGAACAGCTGCTCCAGTGTGATCGGGGCGGCGTTGGCCATTGCTCAGCGGCGCTTGGGGAACATCATCCGGCCAGCCTGCAGCAGCAGCTGCAGCCAGCTGTTGGACTTGAGCGGGCTGAGTGCAATGATCTCGCTGCCGGCAGCGATGACGATGGCGATGATCGCGGCGGTTTCGGGGCTCATGATGTCCATGGCGATGCCCTCAGGTTACTTGCGCATCTCAAGAGCACGAACGCGCTGATCGAGCTGTGCTAGCTCGGCCTTGCTGTCGTTCTTCAGCTCCTCGACGGCGCGGGCCATCTGCTGAACGGTGGCCTCGACGCGCGCGAACTGCACCTGCATGGAGATGAGCAGGGCGCCGATGGCGAACATGCCGGCGCCGAGTGCTGCCGGGAGGGAAGCAGCGAACACGCCGCCGACCGTCTTAGGTTCGTCCGCCATCGGCTGATCCGGGCACGCTTCCATCGTAACGATCGAAGGGATCAGGCCTGCCGGCGAGGATGGCAAGAGCGCGTTTGTAGTAGTGGTTCTCAGTCTGTCCCACACGCTCCATGTGGTCGCGGATCTTGCGCCAGTTTTCGAGCGTGTCGCGGTCCATTACCGCCCCTGCCCTCTGAGCGGCTTGCGTCCCCGGCGCCGTGGCCGCGAGCGCTGGCCGAAGCCTTGGCGGGTGGTCTTGGGAGGGCCGGGCTGGTGATCAATGCGACCGGTGCCGGCCTTGGCGCGGACTGCCATGGTTACTCAGGATCGGGGAGGCCGAACAGCTGACGCAGCTCGGCAACGGAGAGCCCAGCCGCCTCGAGCTTCTGCTCAGTGGTCAGCACTGAGGCAGGTTCAGGCTCAGGGGCAGGCTCTGGCTCGTTGCCCTCCTCCAGCCAAGCCAGATGCGTCTGGTAGTCGGTGTTGGCGGGATCGGGTGGGATGAAGGCGTTGTCGGCCAGCCGGAGGATCTGTGAATCGGAGGTTAGCTGGTACATAGATCAAAGCTCCGAAGTAAGAGTAAAAGAAGAAGCTCCTCCGCCGTATCCTGCGCCAACAAAGGTGACATTTACGCGGCCACCCGAGGCTCCCTCTGCAGTCAAGCTCACCGAAGAGGTATTCGGAAACAATCCCTGGGTTGGCGTTGCTGTCGTCGGTGTAGCTCTCATGGGTGACCACGCAATCGGGAGATACAAGGTTCCACCCCCGACTGCGTAGATATACGAAGTGGCCGGGAAGGGTCTGTAGTACCTCTGACAAAACGCTAGCTCCACTTCGTAGCTGCGCCGCTCAAACGGCGTGGCGATGGTGCCGGCCTCCAGCTGCACGTTACCGATCGTCCAGGTGCCGGAGGTCTGCGCGCCGACCGTGAACACGATCTCGATGCCGGTAGTGGCCGCGGCCGGGATGCTGATCTGGGTGCTGTAGCGGGTGACCGTGCTGTTGACCGTGAACGCGCCAGTGGCGATCTGCGTTCGGGTGGGGCTGGCCAGCGTGCCGAAGGTGTCGGCAGTGGTGGCATAGAACGCCGTCCAGGTGACGGTTGTCAGCAGGCTGTTGGCTAGGTCAACGCTGAGCGTGGCGGTGGCGCCGTTGAGGTCGTAGCTGTTGAACTGCTCGATGCGCTGGCCGAAGCCGATCGCAGAGACGCTGGCCGCGCCGGTGAAGCGGTAGCGGAATTGATCGGCCCCGCTGCCGGCAACACGCTGGCCGGTAACGTTGGCGCCGGTGCAGTAGCCATACCAGCGGTCCACCGTGTAGGAGAGCGCAGCGCCGGCGGAAATGGTTTGCGATGCACCAGCATTGCGCTGGTCGATCGACATGGCGCCGTTGATCAGCCGGTTCCGGCCCACGGCCGTGCTGGCCGCGTCATACGCCACCTTCACGGCACTCGGCGTGGCCGCCAGCGTGGTGCTGGTTGAGCTGGTCGAGGTGCTCAGCTGCACGATGCCGGCGGCCGAGGTGGTCGCCGGTGTGGTGGCTGCGTCGTAGGCCGACTTCACCGCGCTCGGTGTCGCGGCCAGCGTGGTGCTGGTGCTTGAGGTGCTGGTGCTCAGCTGCACCACGCCAGCGGCGCCAGTGGTGGCTGCGCTCAGGCCTTTGGTGAGGTCACTGAGCGTCAGCTTCTTGTTCTGGTTCGACGGCAGCGCCTCGGTGAGATCCACCGCCGCCACCAAGGTGTTGGCTGTGGGTGTCGTGAGAGCGGTGAGGTCGGTGGTCTTGCGTGCAGCCACGGTTCCTTAGGTGAGGGGTCAGCAGTCTTCGGCGCCCTTGAACTCGGGCAGAGTTTTCAGGTGCTCGTAGGCCTGTTCCCACGGATTGCCGCCTTGGATGTTATAGGCGCAGGTTATCTGGTCGTCAGCAAAGTGCGGCAGACCTGGCTCTTTGTAAGAGCGGATGCGAAAGACCATTTGCTCCTTGCTGAAAAAACTGATGCCTTCCACTCTGTGGTAAGCCCCGTCAGCGAGGAAGCCGTGAACAGTGGTCAAAGTCTTTTGGAGTGCCATGATTGTAAAATTAGAGGTTTCCTTCTGACACCCAAGTGCCTGGAGTGCCAGCCACAGTGCAGACCCATGCTTTAGGCTGACCCACGGCAGGAACGCTTCTGATAACACGCTGGCCAACAGCCCATGTTCCAGTTGTAGGGATTGCGGCACTATAGTATTGGCCATCTTTCATCCAATGCGGAGAAGAAAAAGTCATCCTCGCGTTAGAGCCAAGTTTGATGTTACTGCAAACATTTACATCATTTGGGCCTGCGGAGTTTGAGACGTAGAGATGAGCACCGCTTCCATTTAAGTACATTCCACCAATGCGGCCCTTGTCTACGGAGTCCAGAATCATTACTCCTCCAGCCTCTGTTCCCTGCCAGTAGCCGCCAGTGATCTCGAAGCCTGTCGTCCCTGACCCAAGATACAGAGTAGGGCCGGTAGTATCTTCTGAGTAGCCATGCAAGATTAAGCCGCGTGTATCAGTAATTGCAAATCCATAGGATGCTGGCCCAATAATTAAGGTGCTTTCTGTGTACGTGCCATTTGCGGCAGAGGTAGAGAAAGTGAATGTGTTGGAACCCGTTACGGTGACCGGTATTGCATAAATAGTATTTAGATTTAAATCTACTGATGCACCAACGACACCAATTTGATTTCCAGTAGATAGTCCATGGGCGGCAGACGTTGTAGCGGTAGCCGTGCCACCTGATACAACAATGTTAGTCAGAGTGGAATTGCTGCGTTTGAATAGCGTATAAGCACTCAATCCTGCATAGCTTACATCTACATTCTCAATAATTACGCCAAGGTTTTCATTGCCAGATCCGCTTAGCGTCAGGCTCCCTTGCGATCCATTTGAGTAGCTCCGTCCACAGCCGTAAATCTTTAGACGGCGCAGACTGCTTAAGTTAAAAGCTTGATTTACGTAGACGCCCCAAACTCGACAGCGCAGAATTGTGCAATCTTCAACAGCTGAGCAATAGCAGCGATACAAGTCAATGCCATGTTTGCGAAACTCTTGAATCCACAAGTTTCGCAAAAGCAGATTATTGGCCAGGTTTGCAATAATGCCTGACCCTCCCGTTGCATTGGCGCCATCCCCATAGATCATCATGTCTTCAATGATAATCTTTGCATCGCCAGATTGGGCCGTAGTATTCCTGACGTTTATACCATCAATGCTTCCCACGATCTGCAATCTTGTGCCAGACAGCGTTCCGCTTAATGGCCCCATGGCTTCACCAAATAAGTGGACGCCTAGGTTGTTTACGCCTGCGTTTGCATAGACATCAACAATCAGTGTTGAGGTAATCCTGTATTGTCCTTTAGGGAAAAACAGCTTTTTCCCGTAGCTGGCGTCAATAGCCGCCTGAATGGCCGTCGTGTCATCCGCAACTCCGTCTCCAACTGCTCCAAAGTCTTTGACGCTCATCACGTCCCGCAGCTTGCTCTCAACCGTGCGAGTGGTTGCACCAGTGCCACTTTGCGTGAACGCCAGCTTGCTGGCCACAATGCCCGCACTGGCATTGACGTCAGCGTTGACGATGCTTCCAATGCCGGCTTGCAGGTTGGCCGTGTCCAGCTGCCCGATCGTGATCCACGCGTTGTTGGCGCTGTTGCGCTGCTTCAACGTTGCCGGGGTGCTGCTGGTGTCCACCCAGTATTGGTAGGCGAACGTCGTGCTCGGAGCCGATGCGCCGCTGTTGCCGCTGACGATCGCCGCCAAGGCGTTGTTCAGGTCAGCACGGAACGCCTGGCCCGACTGGTTGGCGATGTTGTAGTCGTGCTGAGCCATCAGACGATCTCCCGGCCGTAGCCGATTGCAGTGTAGGTGAACTGGCGGCTCACAGCGGTGCCGGCACTGTTCCTAAAGGTTACCTGGAATCCAGTGCGCGTCACGGAGCCGATCGTGAAGTAGTCAGCGGTGCCCATGTTGTAACCCGTCACTCCAATGCTAGGGGGTTGGTAGAAGGCCTCGGCGAAGGTCACCGAATAGGTGCCGGCGCCACTGGTCAGCGTGGCCGACTGCTCGGTGCGCTGCTGCAGCTCCACCACGCAGCCGAGTTCGTCGATCAGGATGTTGACGTTGGGGTCGTTGCTGGTGGCGATCGTCTTGAACTGGAAGCCGCGGCCGCGCACGATCGCGTTTGCGAACTCGCGCCAGGTGCTCCAGGTGGGGGTGCCGGCCGGGTTGTCAGTGGTGCTGCGCACGTAGAGGCGCGCGTTCACCGAGTCGAGGTTGCCGTCGTCGATCTCAGACCAGCTGTCGATCAGCTCGACCTTCTCATCCCAGAGCCCGGTCAGCAGGATCGCGCGGGTCAGGAAGCGCCGCTGCAGGTTGATGTCGAACACGCCGCCCATGTCCAGCGTCGAGCCGAACTCGTACTCGCCAAGTTCCGGCGGCAGAGGGCTGTCGATCGTGGTCAGGCCGTCCCAGTTACCGGCCTGGCCTTCGTTGAGGATCTGGTCGCCATCCTCAAGCAGCAGGGCATCGCCGTCTTCCTGCGCCAGGTTGTCGTTGCCGGCGCCAGGCGGGGCGAGGTCATCGACCAGCGGGCCGGTGCTGATCACGAGGCCGTCCAGCTCCTCGTTGTAGAACATGTCGGTGACGTTGCCCGAGAACGGCGGCGTCTCCTGATCTTCCGCGTAGGTCTGCACCAGCAGGCGCGGCAGCGGTGTCGGCAGGTCTGCCACGATCAGCGTGGCGTTGGGAGACCGGCGCCCCCCGTCATCCTCGAACTTGAGCAGGTAGGTGCCCTCAAGCAGCGGCACCTGCTTCTGGGTCTGGTTGCCGGAAGCGGCCGGCACGATCTCGACGGTGTCTTCCCAGATGGCGCCGACCAAGAGCGGCGTGTGGCGGATCAGCACCTTGCCGCCGATCTTGACGTCGAGCTCGGTTGAGGCCGTCCAGCTGATGATCGCGCTGGCCTGGTCGATCGGCACCAGCGAGACGCCGGTCACATCAGCCGGCGGGGCCGTCTTGCCGAAGACGTTGAATGTGAGCTTGGCCGGCAACACCGACGAGCGCAGCCCGGCGTTGACGCTGTAGACCTCGATCTCGTAGCGGCCTGGCGTGGTGTCGAAGATCTCGAAATCGGGCCGCTGCTGCGTGGACGTTGACCAGTTGCCGTTCTGCAGCCGCCAGCGGTAGCGGTACTGGTTGACGCCGACCACCGGCTGCCAGCTCACGACCAGCTTGGACAGCACCCGGCCGTTGCTCTCGTAGAGCGCCTCAACGGCCTGCAGGTTGATGGGTGCTTCGGGGATGACGTTGAGGTCGGTGATGTCGCGCTGCGCCAGCGGCCGGCCGCGCTCGATGTAGTCGTACTTCGAGGCGTTGTAGGCGAGCGCCGTGATCTGGTACTGCGCCTGATCCTGCTCGGCCACGCTGAGCACCCGCCAGGTCGAGGCCTGGATGTTGGAGGTCTCGTAGACCCAGATGCTGTTCGCGTTCGGAGCAGACGGCAGCGCCGATGTGAGCGTGACCGTGGTTCCGACGATGCTGGCCACGCCGCGGCTCTGCACCGTGCCGTCGGACAGGATCACCGAAAGAGTGCCGCCTGATGGCGATAGGTCGGTGGCGTTGTCCACCGTGATCGTGGTGGTGGTTGCGGCTGCAATCCGGCCGCCGCGTCGAGCACCGGCACGCATCGGGTCGGAGATGTTGATCACCTGGCCGGGGCGCACCAGCACGCCGGCGTCGATCGAAGCGGTGAACGTCACCACCTCGGATTCGTTCTGCTCGGAGTAGAGCAGCCATTCGCCGATGCGCGAAGCCTGGCCGCGGGAGGTGCAGGCAAAGGCCGACACCTCGGTGGTTACCACGCCGTACTTGGCGATCGCGGTCTGATCCTCGACCACCTCGTAGGCAATGTCGCGCAGGCTCAGGTCGAGGTAGCTGACCACCGCAACGGTCGGGCGTGTCTTGAGGCTGCCGCCCTGGTAGCTGAAACCTTCCTCGGAGACGTTGGCCAGCGTGAACAGGTAGGCCGCGTCTGACGGCTTGTCCTGGCTGATGGTCAGCGCGCCGGTGCTCCAGTAGGGCATCGCCCGGAAGGTGGAGCACAGATCGTTGATGAGCTTGTAGGCCTCCTCGGCGGTCTGGATGTTGACGTTGCAGGAGAAGCGCGGCTCGGTGCCGCCAAAACCGTCGGGCACCAGTTCGGAGGCGTACTGGCTCGCGGCATAGAAAGCCCACTTGTCGAGCTGCGCGGCCTGAATGTGATCGCCAAAGCCGTAGCGGGTGGATGTGAGCAGATCCCAGAGGATCCAGGCGGGGTCTGAACACCACTGCGCAGCGCCGAACGTGCCAGTCCACACGCCGCTGTAGATCAACCGACCTGTGGTGGCGTCAACGGTGGCATTGTTTGGAATCCGGAGCTTGATGCCGCGGATCAGGTAGGAGCGGCTCGGGATACTTGAAAACTGCTCTGCATCAATTCGCAGCCCGATCAGTGCGCTGTTGGGGTAGCGCAGCTTGGCGTAGGTGATCTCGGTGTAGCTCGACCAGTTGAAGGCGTTAATAATTTTTCCAGAGGAGCCGCCCACGTCTTGTTCTGAGCTGTCGCCCGTGATCCTTGTCACCCGGATGTCCACCGGCTTGGCGCCGGCAAAATTCACCAGATAGTCGCGCTGATACTGATCAGCACTTCGCCCAGCAATCGTGTCGTCAATGACCGTGGTGTAGCCGCCGCCGTTGTACTGCACGGCAATTTGCAGCCGAAAAACACTTCCAACAATGTCCCCTTGATCAGTGAAGCGTTGCAGCTGCGGCACCGTGATGCTGACCCGAGCTGCGTCTACGTTCGCGTCGGTGATCGTGCGGATGATCGGGGTGGCCTGCTGCACCTGAATGCCTACAGGCTTCTCGTCTTCAATCAGATCAGTGCCGGGGATGTAGATCTGTGCCTGCGTGCCGTTGCGGACTTGGACAGTGAGATTCTGAAAGTTCAGGCTCCCGTCCGGGTTCTGGACCGGGGTGTTGTTCAGGTAGATCGACTGCAGGCCGTTCTTCAGCCCCTGGATCTCGCCCTCGCTAATCAGGTCAAGCACGCTGGCGTACTGCGTGCTGTTGAGGTTGTCGCCGGCCTCGGTGGGGGTGCGCTGCTCGCTACCACCTCCACCGCCACCCTTGCCGCCACCACCACCGCCCGCGCCGACAATCTTGTTCATGCGGCCACCTGCACGGTGTCAATGCCGGCGGAGATCACCACCGAACCCACCAGCGTCTCTCCGTAGACCACGGGCACGGGCACGCCCTGGCGGCTGGTCTGTTGGATGCCGGAAAAGCTGTAGGACTTGCGCGGATCCTGATCGGTGTTGGATGCCGCGCCCTGCGGCATCTTCGGCACCGGCGTCAGCAGCTGCGCCACCCCGCCGAGCACCAGGCTGGCGCCGATGCCGACAAGGATGGGGCTGATCGCAAGGGGAGCAGCCAAGCCCAGCAGGCCAATGGTTGCACCAGCTGTAAGGATCGACAATCCGATCAACGCCACGCCCGCGATGATCCGGCCGACCGCGCCAGCACCAGCGACGACGGGGATGATCTTGATCACCTGCTGTCCAGCTGGGTCGTGCAGCTCGCTCTCGGCCAGGTCGTAACTGCCCACGCTGACTCGGTAATGCTGGTCCGCCATGTGCTGCTCCAGCTGCGGGAAGTTGGCCAGCAGGAAACGCACAGCCTCGGCCGCGCTGGCGACATCAGCCTCAAGCACACGCTTGCCGACAAACTTGGCCAGCCGGCCGTAGAGGCGGATCTTACGGAGCATGGCGCAGCCTCCTTCCTGTGCATTTTAGGAGCCACCCGCCATAGAGATCACGGCTGCTGAGGCGTCCTTGCAGGTGGTGCAAGATCATCTGTTCACCCACGTAAACACCGACGTGATTGAGCCCTGAGCTGCTGATGCTCATCAGCAAGGCGTCGCCAGGCTGCAGCGGCTCGTCTTCTGCCAGCTCACGAAAGCCGGTGTCCTTCCAGCAGCGGTCAAAGATCGGGTCAGCCAGAAAAGCGTCAGGATCAGGCGGCCGCTCCCAATCCCGCAGCTGCAGGCCTTGCTCGGCGTAGTAGTCACGCACCAGTGACCAACAGTCGGTGAGCCCCCACACCCATTCGCGGCCGATCAGGGGCGCCTTGTAACCGGATGGGCGCAGCTCGGGACTCCATGCCTCAGTCTTCGGGTTGACGATCCACCAGGGGAGGCCGGTGCGCTCGATCGCCACCAGATCGGCCTGGCTGGGCTGCGGTGCAGTGCGCGGGTGGCTGTGGACCACCGCCATGATTTCGCCGGCATCCTCGGCCGCGGCGTAGTCGATCGGGTCAAGGATGAACTGCTCAACGCCGGCCGCCAGGTTGCGGCAGGGCCAGTAACGCTCGCGGCCCTTGACCACCACCAGCAGGCCGCAGGCCTCGCGGGGATCCTCGGCTTGGGCGTGTTCGAGTGCTGCTGTGCGCCAGGTCATGTGAAGTACGTGCCGATGCCCGGATAGCTTCCGAACGGCAGCTCGGCAGTGGCGCCGAATCTTGCCTTGCAGCTGCTCAGCCGCTTGCCGCACACGTCAGCCGCAAGGGTGGCCACGGATTGATCGTTCTCGTTGAAGTAGCTGGTGCCCACGTAGCCGCACTCGTCTGAGCGGTACTTCCACTGGCAGATGTTGCTGATGCACTGGCGCTTTGGAGCCCGCACGCCGGCGAGATCGAAGGAAGCCGCCAGCTCGAACTCCACCACGTCGCGCGTCTCGGTGGACTTGCGGTCCACGTAATAGATCTCACGCGGGAACTCGGCTGTCGGGTCCGGCGTGCCGTAGGGGTTCACGCTGCCGGGGAAGTTGGCTGCGTCGAGGTAGCGGGCCAGCGTGCGGATGCGTGTCACCTTGGCGCCCGAGAGGCCGTCAGGCAGGCTGAGCAGCAGCGCTGTGATGGTGCCCATCACGTTGCTGCAGCGGATCTTCGGCCGCGGCAGCGTGCCCTTGCCCTCATAGGTGAAGCCATCGGCCTCAACCGGAAACCGCAGATAGTTGTTGCCAGCCCAGACCACCTCACCGTTGCTGTTCAGGCTGGTGCCCGCATGGAAGCGGTAGGTGTCTCCGACGCCGTGCTGCAGTGCGTTCAGTTCCAGCACGAATAGTTCGATAACAGCGCTGGGCGCTGCTAGTTGTATTTCAGCTTGAAGTTGATAGAAGCCGTCACCCTCGGCATAGCCGGTGGTCCAGTATCCAGGATCGACATACCAAGGGGTAGCGACGGCCATTGCTTATCAAGCCCAGGGGAGACCGGATGCCTTGCTCGGCGCGTGCTGTTCATCCAGCTGCGCTTGCGAAGCAGCTTCAATCTCTGCGACCTTTTCCTCAGTCAGCTTGTCTTTGACCCAGCCGGTCAGGATTTCAGGGGTCAGGTCGGAGAATGGAGTCATGTCGCCTTCAGGGCGCTCAAGGCCAATAGACCCGTAGGCGCCGGCTGAATACGTGTCGTCTTTGGCGTCCACCGTGTAGTGGACCGCAAACACGAAACCATCAGCGGTCTCCCGCTCAAGGTTGGCGATGTTCCAAGTGAAGGTGGCGGTCATTGAGGAAGAATCTCCGTTGGTGAGGTTAGGTCAAACGGTAGGTGACCCATGTGGTCGCTGCCGTTCTGCGGGAAAGGAAGCGCTGTGAGTTGTTGGCAGCAACAGTACCGGAGCCCACCAGGGTGTGACTGGCGCCGCCTTGGACTGTCACTGCGTTGGTTGCGCCGGTGTTGATGACGCTCCACTCAAAGGCCATGTTGTTGTAGAGGCCGCTGAAGCCGCCATCCATCAGTGTGCCAGTGGGCAGTGTCATTGTGACAGCCGCAGCAGTGGATGAGGTGATGATCTTGGCAGTGAGGTTGGCAACGGTCAGCGTGGCGGTAACGTCTACGGCTGCCGGTGCAGGCTGGTTGTAGATGACGGTGCCGCCATTGGAGATGCGAAGTTGCTCAGTAGGCGATACAGCACCATCAGCAGTGGTGGAGAACACCAGGCGGCCTGGCATGTCGTTGGCGCCTGGGGTGCCGTCTACTTCAGAACGAATTTCGCTACCGGTAATAAAAGCACTGCCGTCAGAGCCAGAAAAACGAAGAATACCTAGCTGATCGTTAGCTTGTACTACGGTGTGAGAGCCTGCGGTTGTATTGCGACTCTTTGTTAGCTCAAGAAATCCGCCATTTAAATTAGCGGAATACTGGCCAATAGTTTGGTTGCCATTTGCAATCTGCAGGCGATTGTTGACTCCACCACCTGCACTTCCAATCGCAGTCGAAGTCCCCACCAGCAGCCTGCCCGAGGAGTCAATGCGGGCGCGTTCTGCGTTAGCGGCGTAGAACGTAATGGGCGCAGCGTCTTGAGTGAGAAGTCTTAAGTCACCTGTTCCACGATGCACTAACTCAGTGTTTGCGTTTGCCCCACCACTGTTACGAATAATTCTGAAACCAAAATCTGCGTAAGTTGTATCGCCAACAAGATCAATGTGAGCAGTTTGATTAGTTGTAGTTCCCTGGCCAATTTCAAGAGCAGACGTTCCTCCTTGATTCAAGATTCTCTGCAGACCTCCCAAAACATCTAGGCGATAACTGCCAGGAGCGCCTCCGATGCCTACGTTGCCCGCGCTATCAATCCGCAGCCGCTCAGTGCCACCCGTCGTGACCGATAGCTGGTCCGCGCCTGGGGAGAACAGGCCGGTGTTCAGGTCGCCCGTGATCGTGACCGAAGGCGCTGCAGCAGTCCCAGCCACCACCTTCACCTGCCCAGTGAACGTCGGCGCGGCGGTTTCCGCCTTGTCCGTGTTCAGGTTGGTGAAGTTGGCATCAACCTCCGCATGGGTCAGAGGTGTGCCTTTGCCTGCTCTGGTGACGATCGTGCTCATGGTTCAAACACCTGACGGAATTTTGCGCGGATGGTATTGAAGTTGCAGGAGCGCAACGTCACCTGCCAGCTCTCGCACACGTACTTGCCGGCAGCGCCGCGTGGCGGCGTCCAGTCGAATGACTCGACGCCGCCCCGTGCGTCCAGGAACGCGGTGATCAGATCGCGCTCAGAGTCGCTGCGCTCGCTGAACGTTAGATCCCACTCCTTTGGGTTGGTGTTCAGGCCGAAGCGGATGCGCTGCTCATAGCCGTCGCCGGCCTGGAACTTGCGCACCCGAGGCTGGCTGCTCTCGGTGGCCTCGAAGCTGGGGGTGAATGCGAAAACAGCCATGGGTTACGCCGCCAGGAGGCCGCCAGGCCGCTTCTGCTTGACCAATTCTGCCTGCACCGCCTGCGAGATCGCACGACCCAGCTGCTCGCCGCGGCCGGCGTCGCCCTGCACCTGGCTGCCGGTGGCGTCCACGTTCACCACCACGTTGGTGCCACCGCCGCCGCCCTTCATCGCCACGGGGATTCGCCGGCCATCAGGCAGGGGCACGTAGGCCTCGGGCATCGAGCCCTCGCCGAACATGGCCAGCTGTGGGCTGTTGGCGATGCCGCCGGCCGCGTATTTGCGCAGGGGCAGCGGGCCGTCGCTGGTCATGATGCCGCCATCGGCGAAGCCGAACGCCGAGGTAATGCCCTTCACGATCGGCGCGATCACCATGGTCTGCGCGATCTGGCGCGCGATGTCCTTCAGCACGCCAGCCGCAATGCTGCGCAGGCTGTCGCCCCAGTTGTCGGTGCCGTCGATCAGCAGGTCGATCGCGCTGCCGATGCCGTTGCCGATCGAGTTGGCGATGCCTTGAACCAGCTGCTTCTTCTCCTCGTAGGCCAGCTTGAGGCGCTCGAGCGCCTGCTCCTCGGTGTTGAGGCCATCGAGGATGCCGGGCTGAGAAGCCAGTCGCCCCTGCGTGGCCTTCAGGATGGCCTCGAGATTCGCACGCTGCTCCGCAGTGATGTCCTTGCTTTGCAGGTCAAGCACCAGCTGCTGCTGCAGCGCCTGCAGGCTGGCTGTTTCGGCCGTTGCGGCCCGCTCACGCTCTACGGTCTGCCGGGCCAGCTCAGGGCTCAGCCCACTGCGCTGCAGCTCCAGCAGCCGCTCGAAATCTTCCCGCTGCTCACGCACCGACTTGCGCTGTTGATCCAGCTGGCTGGTGATGGTGCCGAGCTCGGCCTGGCGGCTGTTGACCAGCTCACCGGCAGCCGCGGCCAGGCTGGCCGAGCGATTGGCGCCAGATGCTGCATCGAGCCGCCTGCCTGCCGCATCGATGCCGCTCATGCTGACGCCAGAAGCCGCTGCAGCAGCCGCGCCGGGCCGGCCGATCAGCTGGCGCGCGCTGCCCACCGGACGGGCCGCAGAGCCGCCCTGCAGGTGCAGGAGCCGCATCCGGCCCTCGGGGGTGTCGATCTCCACCGCGTAGCCGCCGGCGCCGGTGAAGCCCAGATCACGCAGCAGGCTCGCGCCGCCCTTGAGGCTGACGCCGCTGCCGCTGGGCGTGCCGAAGTCGATGCCGGCATGGAAGTTGCGGCCGAACAGGCTGCGCGGGCCGTAGCCGCTGGTGACGCCAAAGCTAGAGGGGCTGCGGCCGTTCACGCTCAGGTAGCGGTCTGCATCAGCAGCCGTGATCCGCCGGCCATCGGCCCAGCGCGCGTCAAGGTGCGGGCCGGTGCTTTGCCCCGTGCTGCCGGTGCGGGCGATGATGCCGCCCGGTGCCATCGGAACGCCCATGGCACCAGCAGCGCCGCGCGCACCTTCGCGCATCTTGGCCGCCATCTTCTCGGCGCCGTCCACCAGGATGTCCCGGATCCCGCGCGCCACGTTCAGCTTGTAGTCCTCCAGCGTGCGCTCGAGCTGCACCTTCCGATCGGTGGCGTTCTGCTCGATCTGGATCTTCTGCTCGGTGAAGCGCCGCGTGGCTTCGTTGAGCCGTGCCTGGGTGTCGAGCGCATCGGTGCCAAGCCCAGCGCCGCGCAGCCGCTGCCGCTCGGCCTCCAGGGCGAAGTCCTGCTGCTGTTCTTGCACCCGCCGCCGGGCTTCAGCCGTGCTGCGCTCTAGGTCCAAGCGCTGGTCGCCCAGCTGGCGCTCGAGGTCAGCCGCGCGCTGGATCGACTGCTCGCGGAAGTCCGCCAGCCGCTTCTCCATGTCTTCGCGGGTCTTCAGCTGATCGGCCAGGTTCTTCTTGGCCTTGTCCATCGCTGACCGCTCTGCGGCAGATGCGCGCTCGCGGGCCGCGCGTTCCTGCGCCTCGCGCTGGCTGGCGCTGACCTGATCCGCCGGCCGCGTCTGCTGCTGCAGCAGCTCCTGGAAGATCTCCTGCTCGCGCTTCAGCAGGAACTGGTTTTTCGAGCCCTGCTGGAAGAAGGAGAACACCCCGAACTTGTCGTTGGTCTCGCGCGCCGCCTGTTGGTTGGCCTGCACCCGCAGCTGCGCACGCCGGCCTGCTTCGCCGTTGCCGGTGATGCCGCCGAGCACGTCGCTGGCTTCCTTCAGTGCCCCGGTGAAGTTGCGCAGCAGGCTGATCGCCGTAGGCCCGAAGATCCGCGCCAGCTCGATGCCGAGCTCTTGCGTGGCAACCTGGAAATCCTTGATCGCCTGCTGGCCGGTCTGGAACTGTTCGTTCAGCTTGCCCAGCTGGGTGTCATTCAGCTTGCCCAGCGCGCGCAGCACCACGTCGGTGGTGACCTTGCCCTCAGCGGCCAGATCCTTCAGCTCGCCGATCGTGACGCCGAGCTCCTTTGCGATCGCCTGCGCTGCCAGCGGCGCCTGCTCGCGAATTGAGCGCAGCTCTTCACCCTGCAGAACGCCGGAGGCCAGGCCCTGCTTCAGCTGGATCAGCGCGTTGCTGGTCTCCTGCGCCGTCGCGCCGCTGTTGCGGGCCGCAGCAGAGAAACCGATGAAGGCCTTCTCGAGCTCGGCCAGCGTGATGCCAGTGGGGCGCAGCGAGGCGTAGAGGCTGGCGAAGCTCTGCTCCGCTTCGGTGTTGCTCAGCCGCAGCGTCTTGGCGATGCGGTCGGTGGCGGCCAGCGTTGCGTTGTATTCGCCGAACTCATTGGCGAGCGCGCGCAGGCGCACCCGTGAGCTTTCTGCGTCCAGACCCACCTGCCCGATGCCCTGCACGCCGCGCCTGGCCAGATCAGCGCCCTGCACCGCCAAAGCGCCCGCGACGCCACCTGCAGCGCCCGCCAGCAAGGCCCCGCCGCGTGATAGGCCGCCCGATGACGATGCAGTGCTCTGGAAGCGCTGCAGCCGCCGCTCAGCGGCCTCGATGTCATTGGTCAGCAGCTTGAACTTCCGGCTGCCGAACTCAGCGTTATCGCGCAGCGCCTTCAGCGCGCCGACAGTCCGCTGCAGACCCGCGACGGTGTTGTTTGAGGCGCTGCCGAGCGCCTTGGTGGCGGTGTAGAGCTGGTCGAGCGATCGCTTGCTGACGTTGCTCTGCTGGCTCAGGCCCTGCAGGTTGCGCTTCAGCTGGTCGAGCCCCGTGCCCTCCAGCTTTGCGGTGAACTTGATCGCCGTGTCGAGGGTCATCGCCATGGCTCAGCCCTCCCGGTTCATCGCTGCCAGCGCCGCGCCTTCCATCACCTGCAGATCCTCCAGGAGCGCGCGCTGGTCTTGCACTGAGTACATCTTAAAGAGCCAGGCCAGCACCGAGTAATCGAGGCCGATGGCCCCGCCAGCACTGGTGCGCCATTGCGTCTGCACCCGGCACCACATGTCGATCGCGTCCCAGTTCTCCGGCCACACCTCGAACTCATCCCGCTCCGGCTCCTCGATGATCACGCCGAAAGCGGCCGCGTCATTGTCCAGCTGCTTGCCGGTGTCTTTCCCGCCGGCCGCCCAGTGTTCGGCGGCCTCGGTCAGTTTTTTCGTTTGCCCTTGCTAAGCGAATCCAGCCAGCTGCTGACCACGGCCGCGGCCACCAGCGGCACGTTCAGCAGGTCGGCCTTGGCCTTCTCGCTGAATGGCACCTCGCCGCCCTTGCCGTCCTGGATGCCGGACCAGCCGACCAGCACCTGATCGCAGAGCTCATCGTCGGTCAGGTCGCCCGACTGAATCTGGTCCCAGATCTCGCGGATCCGCGCCTGCGGCAGCCGCTTGAACTCGGCGTCGAAGGTCTGTTTGTCGAACCGGCCACCGTCGATGGGGAACTCGACGGTGACCGGCCAGGTGTACGACTCGCTCTGAGACAGAACGAATGCCATGCAGGGCTCCTATCAGGTGAAGGCCAGGCTGAACTCGTTGTTGCCGGCCGTGGTGGGCAGCGAGACGTAGGGGATGCTGAGCATCTGAACGCCGTCGCTTTCCGAATAGGTCGGCTGAGTCACGTCAGACTGGGGCGAGCTGAAGGTTACTCGGTTGCCGGCAGTCGTGCCATGCAGGAACGTCAGGTTGCCGGTGGTGCTACCAAGAGCATCCGTGAAGTAGTTCTTGGTGGCCAAGGTCACCGCCTCAATCATCACAGTGCCGGCAGGCTTGCGATCAGTTACGAGAACCTCCTTGGTGCAACCAATGAGCTCGCGATACACGATGTCATTCGCCAGGTTGAAGTCCACCGACATGAGGCAGCCGGAGTAGCTCATGAAGGAGAACGCCGACGTGTTGCCGTCGCGGAAGATCAGCGGAGTGGCCTGCGCCGCATAAGTCACAGCCGGCTGTGCTGTATCCGTCGGGTTGTTGTAGATGCCGGTCATCTCAAACTGCAGCGTCGGGATTTGACCCAGCTGGCAGTTCATCGTGAAGGTGCCACGGCAGCCAGTCAGAACATGCTGCACACCGTCCACGTTGTAGAGGATGGTGCAGCTGCTGAAGGCGGAGCTCACCGGCGCGTAGGTCACCGAAGTCGATGCCACGGTGGTCGCGGCAGTGCCACAGGCCAGCAGCAGCGGACCGAAGCGGGGCGCCGTGCCAGCAGTGCCGGAGCCGGCCATCTCCACCTCGCAGGAGATGCGCACGCGAGGGTTGGCAAGCAGCGCGTCGCTGTTGCCGTAGTAAGGGCGGATCAGGTCGCGGCTCACCACGTCCGACTCGAGCGGGGTGATTTCGAGGTTGCGAACCAGAACCGCGTCGGTGCCAGCAGGGGTGCTGTTGGTGCCGTAGGTGGATTCAGTCTTCGCCAGGATCAGGCGTTTGCGGCTCAGGAGCGGCATTGCTCTCTACCTCGTCAGGTTGGGAGGGTTGGGCCGGCTCCGTCCGCTCGATGAGCTTCCGCTTGCCGGTTTTGGGGTCCAGCAGGTATTCGCCGCCTTGTCCCCAGTATTCGTCCACCATCGTAGCCATGATCAGCTCGCGAGATTTGTGACAGAGGTCCGATACAGCACACGATAGTCGCACTGGATCTCACCGGCTGCGCCATCAGCCTCGGTGAAGACGAAGGTGACATTCGTGGGCTGAACGTCGATCGCGTAGCCACCCAGTGTCAGGTCGGCCATCAGCTTGCTGTGCAGGCTTTCGATGATCGGGTCGGCCTGCTGGTCCGGGATGGCCCCGCGCACGATCACACTCACCCGCACCGTCATCGACCAGTCGAGCGTTGGCAGGCTGGTGTTCTGCTGCGCCGTGTCGCTGATCGGTTCCACCACGATGGCGGGGCTCTCCTCACGCGCGATTGGTTCCACCCGCGTGCGGTAGATCCGCGTGCCGACGCCCGTGGTGTCGGTAAGCGCCGTGCGGACGGCAGCCAGGATGGTCTCGCGGCGGGTTGTCATCAGTAGTCGGTCTCCAGGTAGCAGCTCATCAGGGCGATGCCGATGACGCTGCTGGTGCCGCCGACGCTCATCCAGCCACGCTGGGTCAGGAGCGTGGTGGTGGTTGGCATGTTGGTGTTGATCGTGCCAGAGGCCGTGGCTCCGGTGCCGAGATCGGTCACGGTGTAGCTCACCGACTGCGTGCTGCCGGGGGGCGAAAACATCGCCAGCTCATAAGCCTTGGTGCGGTCTGTTGTTGGCACGGGGAAGCTGGCGCCGAGGTTGACCTTGGTGATTGCAGCAGTGCCCCGGTGCATGATCTGGATGTTGGCGTCTGCCGCGTCCCAGCCCATGCCGATGATGTTGGTGATCGTGCTCGGCTCGACGTCGGTCGGCGCGGCAGTGGTGTTGGCCATGCCGACAAAGGCACGGTTCGTGGTTGTTGCCACGCCGGTGGCTGGTCCCCAGCGGCAGACGTAGAAGAAGCCGCCCTCACCCGCAGCAGCGCCGCCGACCGTCCAGCCCAGGTTGGGGTAGCGCCAGCCGGCAACCGCTGTAGTGGCTGCGGTGGTGACGAGATACTCAAGGCGCTGCGTTCGCGTCTGCCTGTTGGTGGTGGCGATGTTGGCGGATGTTGCGGTGCCTGTTGCGGTCAGCGTGGCAGTGCCGACGACGACAGGGGCGTTCGATCCAGAGGCGCCCTGCCAGATGCTCACGCGGTTCTGAGCAAATGTCGGCTGCAGCGGGGCATCGGCAGCTGTCGATGCGTCCTTGAATGCCAGCAAGGATCGCCCGCCGATTTGTAGTGAGCTGATCTTGACGCCTGCTGGTGGCTGCGTGACCGCAGCATTGACAGCAAGCACCAGGTCGCCGTCATGGATCGTCACATCGCCAGCGCCAGCCAGAGCGCCGGCGTTGTTGAACTGCACCTGACCCGTGCTGCCGCCCGCGCCAGCAGCTGGAGCGGATGCCCAGGTCGGGGTTGCGCCAGAACCGGCTGATTGCAGCACCTGGCCGCTGGTGCCGGCGCTGCCGTTTAATTCCAGCGGGCCGGATAGGTTGGCGCCTGTGAGCAGGTTACGGGTCATCAGCCAACCACCACGACGCGGTAGGCGTTAGAGGCAGGGGCAGAGGCGAACACGACCGTCAGCGTGTTCACCGTGGCGTGTGTCACATCGGTGATCACTTCCTCGCCGTTGCTGTTCTGGAAGACCGTCACAGCCACATCGAGGCTGTTGAGGTTGTGCGTCACCGTGTAGCTGGTGTTCGTGCCGTCACCGATGCTGACCGCGAACTTCCTGATCCGGCCAGACCAGCTCGCCAGCTTCAGCGGGGTGACGAACCGCAGATCGTCGGTGCCGGTGTTGACCTCGGCTTGCGTGGCGATCTCAGCGATGCCGGAGGTCGTCTCACTTGCAGCAGGCGCGGAGGTGCCGAACGTGACCCAGCTGATGTTGCTGGAGCCGATCGTGCCGTTGATCTGATCCTGCCGGTATGTGGTGGCAGCGCCAGTGCCTTCCTCGACCGTCGTGACGGCTTGCTCCAGCTCGGGGAAGGTGCTGGCGTCCAGCGAGCGCGTAGCAGCGCTGGCGGCCCCGTTCCAGATGTAGATGCCGTTTTCTGATGCTGTCGATTGAGCCCGCACCAGGATGCGGTCGCCCGACGCCATCGTGATGCCGTCGATCGTGGC